ATGTAATCCTTTAACTCTGCTTCGTCATCCTCCGTCATTCTACGCAAGATGTCGTTCGCACAATGAATATCCTCATACTCCACCTCGGCGACCCGTCGTTTTACAAAGTCCAGGATGGCATCCTCTATTTCTCTCACCACAAGACTACTCATTTATCTATAGTGTATTATATTTTTATGTTTAAACTCCAATAATATATATTTATTGTAAGTGTTTTTGTGTTTTTTTGAAGAGGTAGTTGAAAACTTCTACTTTCAATATAGCAAATGTTCCTAAAAAGTACAAACGGTATTTTCAAAGTAGAAGTTTTCAGGAATGCCCTTTTACAAACTCAAATTAAATAATAATAAAAACTACAGGCTGACACTGGATTGTACCTCGTTGCCAAATACATCCCATCCTTCTGTTGTTTGCCTGGCAAAGAGTTCTATCTTCTTCTGCTCTGGGAACATACGAGCAATACGGTTTCTTATCTCATCTGGTTTCTTGGAATGAGTAGTCCTCATTTCTGTTAAGAACTGCTTAACATTTCTGCTTCCTCTTGGTGAGGGTATTTTACCTTTCTTACCAACAAGACATAACTCGCACTGACTAAGAGTATAGTATCCAGGATTTACCTTGACCTTATCCCAAACGAATGCTACCGTTTTGTATTCAAACCCCCAAGCATTCATCAACTCAATAGCCTGTGGTAAATGTGGCGACGAAGACCACATAAACAACAAACAATCTTTCTCTGCGATATCCTTTATATTCAGTGCCTTTAGTTCGTCCAACTTCATTGTAGGATAATGCGTCAATGCTGAGCCAGTGGTATTGAAACCATTATGCTGTAGTCTATCTTCGTAGTGCCAAGGTGGGTCAGCGTATAGAATGCTATATTTACTCATTTGTATCTACCTCTGTACTTTCTTCTGTAGGTTCTAACGGTGTCTTTACAATCTTGTATCTATCTGTTTCCAACTTCTTACGCATTCGCTCTGCTATTTTCTTTACTTTCTCATCCGCATAGTTAGGCTTCTTACTTGCCTCGGCAAATGCGTTATAAATCTCCTCCTCTGTATACTTCTCTTTGACACCATATAAGGCATCTAACTTATTCACCACGAGTTTCGCTATAACTTCTTCCATATTAATAGTAATGGAGGAAAATAACGAGATACACTGGAACGAACAGTTGGAAAGGATTGTATCTAACGAAGGAGAACGAGCATTGTGCTACAACTGGCTACATAAACAAAGCGAGAAAAAGTTCAATGCTTTGTCTATCTATATTGCCTTGCCTACCATTATTCTATCCACGATTACAGGCAGTGCTTCTATTGGGTCTACTTCTATATTTCCAGACCAGTTAGTTGCCAGTATGACTATCGGTATGATATCGTTATCGGTCGCAATATTCAACTCTGTTAGCAACTACTTTGCTTGGACGAAACGAGCAGAAACGCATCGTATCTCCGCACTTACTTATGGAAGACTACATCGGTTTGTAATGATAGAACTCTCTCTACCACGCAAGGAACGAATGAACGCAAAAGATACACTTAAAATGGTAAGAGAACAGTTGGATAGATTACAAGAAACAAGTCCTCCAATACCAGACGATATCATAAGACTATTTAACAAACGATTTGAGAAGGGAACAGATGATGTTAGTAAGCCGTTGGAAACAAACGGATTAGACCCTATAAATGTATATCATCCTCTTAACGATACTCATACGCCTTAAACAAGGTTTCCTCTGGAAGACAATCCTTCTCTACGACGAATATACTCATTGCGATTGGAAAGTTCCATTGCTCGTACATTATACATCTGTCTAATGACAGGCGATTTGTATCCACTTGGTTTGCGAATGACAATTGGAGCAGTGTTGTAATGCTCGGTATACCAACCATCTCCTAACGCAACTTGCTTTGCTTCGTCTCTTGAAATGTATTCCTGCGGTTCAGGAACACTGATAGGAAATGGTGCTTGATGAGGAGATGGCATAAAACTTTCGTGTTTCATCTCTACATCCTTTTCTACAGGTTCATCACCACCTCGTTTCAAAGGCGGATATCCACTTTCTCTCGCATACAACGCCTTCATCTGTGCTTCTGCTCGTTTAAGAGGCAGAGGTAAAATAGAATGCTTTCTACCTGTTTCGGTGCTAACAACCCAATACAGATTTTTACCAGGGGACTTACGAAGTTTGTATGGCATTTATTATATGGGTAAGAAATAAATGAGTGATAACGAAAGTTATGATGAAACTAACGCACAGGATTGGTTGGTTGATGTTAGACACAATCTTGACGAAGCAGGGCGACTAATAGATGCTATTACACCATATAACAGTTTCTTCCTTACGGCTCATAGACTTTTTCTTAACCGTTATACAGACATTTATAACTACTTTGAAAGACAAGGAGGTGTTGGTGAGAATGATAATCGGTTAGTAGATTTGTTACTCAATCAATTGCCAAAGTTTGTTCGTGATTTGCGTAATGAACTCAATAGATTTCGCTCAATAGAAATAGAGCGTAGATATAACGAAATTGAAGATGAGATGTTTAAACTTCCTTGGGAACGAGGTGGTAGTGATGAACCTATTCCTGCTGGAACACTTGTAAAACGACATATTCCTAAACGAGAGATACCAATAAGCGAAGAAGAGCAACAAGAACTCCTAAGAGCAGAACAAGATAGTCAATATGCTGACCGCATCATATCCTTTATTGAAAACAACTTTGCTACGCTTGTTCGCAACATAAACAATCCATTTAACCTATTTCTAAGTCTTGGAGAACGATATGTCCTGCGTTGCGTCTATAACTATTTACATCGGCAACCACTCTCTCAACGCTTGAGAGAAACTGTAAAATCGTTTTTAGCCTGGATTATATCAAGAATGCGTAGAGGAGTTGGAGGAGACGAACCTGAACCAGTCGATTACGAAGCACTCAAACATTATTCTATAAGCGACCAGGATATACAACAGGCGATTGGTGTAAAGCCATTCTTATACTACCCAGACTTACAGAATGTAAAGAGCATTAGTCAGTTGTTTGATAAGAAAGGAAGAGCCTGTATTCTATTCTTGACTACTTCATCTAACCACGGACACTGGACTTGTTTGATGAAACGACCCAATAAGGTAATAGAATATTTTGACAGTTATGGAGGCTATGGCCCTGATGGAGAACGCAAGTGGTTAAGTCATAAAGAACTGGTAAATCTACACGAAGACCAACCTCTGCTATCTAACCTATTGAAAAAGAGCAAGTATAAGATACTCTACAATCCCTATCCGTATCAATCGCATTCGCCTGATACAAACACTTGCGGAAAGCATTGTATTACTCGGTTATATTACCACAAACTAACTGAACCTGAATATCATACTATGATAAGGAATAGCGGTATGACACCAGACCAGTTTGTAATGAGTGTCGTATACTCGTTGATAGGGAAGTAATAAATCTTCTTCACTATAAGTAAATGTCTAATGTTCGCATAGTATCCAGAGAGGAGGTAAGTAATGAACTTATCTACTACAACTTGGATGTCATTAACTCTTCCACGGTGGACCAAGGCAGTGCGAGTGACCCAGTCGTTAAGTTTGAAGAAACTCGTTCAACTTCAATCCTTAGCGACGCAACGAAATACAACTTCAGTATCATTCGGTTTACCATCAATGGAGCAAACAAGGATTTGCCTTTGTTTATTCCACTTATGGCAAAGAACCAGACCAGCACAACGGAATATGTTGTGGTTAATTCGTCTAATAATACCTTCAGGATTGTAGGATGTGCTACTGGTTCTACGGGAAATCAGTTTTACTATAATCCAGTTACAATCGCAACAGGAAACTATACTCCAGCCCAGTTTCTTACTGCTCTTAACACTGCGTTATCTACTTCAATCGGTGCTTTATTTTATAATATATCTGGTATAACTGCTTCATTTCTTCCAAATAGTTATGTTCTTAGTTTTACCATTACTCAAAATGGAAGTGGAGCATTTGTTGGACTTGATTTTGTTGGAAATTCTGGCAGTCCTCTTGGTGCTTGGGGTTTAATGGGAATGATTGGTCTTCCAACTCCTCCACCAACCGCTGTACCAAATTATTTTACACTTTTATTTTCAACAAGTGGTTCTAATCCATTTACATTCTCAAATATTTATAACGATACCAATACTGCTTCTCCTATTACGCTAACTCCTATAACTTCTACAAATGTTCTCTACGATACGATATACAGTATTACACTTGCGGGTAAGTTCAATGGTACTCTCTTTACTCCTATTACTGTTCCTATCAAATGGTATCCTGAAACAAACGATGTTATACAACCTCCTTTAGATGCGAGTGGAAAACTCGTTCAAAATATGTCTAACAAGTATTGGTGGTGCTATACCTATAAGCACTGGATTGACTGCGTTAATAGAGCATTTACGGATGCCTTTGCTGCCCTTGCTACTCAGGTAGGCAAAACAGTATATACTATTCCACCTATTATGACCTACAATGCTTCTACTGGTTTATTCTCTATCTCATTCGATTCAAATGGCTTTGGAGATAATACAAATACCTTCTTGAACTCGCTTACACAATTAACAAACATTCAAAGTCCAATCAATACCGATGAGCGTCTTGCGATTTCAGGAGTAGCAGGAGGTCCTGGAGCATCGTTCTACACAGAGGATTTTGCGTTGTTCTTTAACTCTAATATGATGGGTCTGTTCTCTAACTTTAACAACATCTATTTTGGTCTTGAAGGAGCAACTTACAATGGAATGGATAACCTAATCATAGTAAGCAACGAACAAACCGCAAGTTATGACCCATATACCGTATCAGGAGGACAGGTAGTAAAGACCTCTACTACCAGCGACAAGTCATACCCCCGTATTCTATTTGTAGAAACTCAGGACTACCCATCTACTTCAAGTTTATGGTCGCCGATAGCCTCTATCGTATTCTGCTCTACTCTGCTTCCAACTCTGCCAGAAAACAGCGGTGTCCCTATCGCTCTCGGGGCAGGAAACAATACTGTTTTGAATACTTCTCTTAACGCCTTTACACCTATTATAACAGACATCGCCCTACCTATGTCTTCTGGAAGCGACTACCGTCAGTTTATTTCATACACTCCTTCCAGCGAGTATCGTCTTACTTCTCTTGGAACAAGCCCCGTGGATGTGCGAGACATTAACATTCAAGTCTATTGGAAGAACCGCTTGACGAACGAGTTAGTCCCTCTTACTCTGTTTAATCAGTCGTCGGTCAGCATCAAAATAATGTTTCGCAAACGCAACGGTGGCAAGTAAGCCGAAACTTTTCTCTTCTGTATAATTATAAAAATGGCTTCCGCTGATATTGAAAAGTTGGCAGTGTTTGACCCCCGTATCGTCCAGACCCGACCTAAGTTCGCTGTGGATAAGGGTGCTTTGTCAGTTACGAATGCTCCTTTCCAGGCTCTTTCGCAAACTACCTCGCAACACACCTATTCCGTCCAAGTTCCAAGCGAGACTACCTTCGTAGACCGAGCAGTTAATTGGACCTCGCAATTGGGTATTGCTCTTACATTCTCCACTACTGTTGCGGTTAATGCTGCTTCGGCAACAACTATTACTTTTGGTAATGCTACTACCAGCGAGAAGTCTCCTTGGGGATACTGTGCTTTCCCTCTCCAATCTTTGACTTCTACTATCCAGGCAACTATCAACGACACCAATGTTGTCATTAACACTGCTGATGTCTTGAAGGAAGTCTTGCGTTTGGTAGATATTAGAGCCAACACTCTTCAACGAACTACTCCAACCAAGTTGGATACCTATGCCTCTGTTCTTGTGGATTCTGGATTTGCCAACTCTACCTATGGTTCTTACATCAATGCTGGTCTTATTCAGGAGGAAGCCCCTAACTCTGCTTCCTGGTTAAGCGGCTCTTCAAAGGCATCTGCTGTTTGCCCGTATGTTGATGTCAATGGCAATCCTCTTCCCAATGGTACTTTGAGTAATATTGGTACAACTCAATATTCGCTTACTTCAGTTGGTTCTGCTGTAACTTTTACTGGAGGTTCAGTTGCTATAAATGCTGATGGTTCTATTGTTGTTTCTGGTATTACTCCTTCCGCATCAACTGGAAGTATGAATGTTACTCTTGTTTTGTATATTGCTCCTTGGTTTACTGAGAAGTTGGTCCTTTCTCCTTTCGTGTTTAGCGATATCCACGAGCGAGAGACTGGCTTGTTCGGTATCCAAAACATTCAGTTCGTTATGAATATGCGAAACCCACAAGATTGTCGTTTAATCCGTCAGCGAGAAGCAGCCGCTGTTGTTTCAGTTGCCAATGCGGGTAATGCCACATATACTTTGACTTCTGCGTATGCTAACTTGTCTGGTCTTCCATCATTCCAGAACTCTCGTTTAGATGTTATGTTCTTAACTCCATCCTTGGACTTGCCACTTCCTCCAAAGTCGGTTGTTCCTTATATGGAGTTCCCTCGTTACATTACCAGCAATGTTGGAACTATCTCTGCCAATTCTTCTGCTCCATTCTCTACTCAAACCATTACTCTTCCACAAATCCCTGACTACTTTGTTATCTATGCGAAGCCATCTGTTTATGGTTCTGGTTCTGTTACAGATAGCACTCAAGGAGATTGGTATTTGCCTATCTCAAACATCTCTCTTCAATGGGATAACTACGCTGGATTGATGTCTACGATGACACAGCAACAACTCTACGAGATTGCTGTTGAGAACGGTGTATCGCAAGATTACCAGCAATGGTCTGGTCGTCTTCCTGCTGGTTGGTCTGTTGGAGAACAGGCAAACTCGGCTTCTACTACTTCAATCGCTCAGGCTGTTGGTGGGTTCTTGGTTATCAAGCCAGGAAAGGATTACGCACTTTCTACAGGTCAAGCACCAAGTTTGGTAGGAAACTATACCTTCCAAGCAAACATTACTCTTAACAACTACACTGCTAACTCAGTTACTCCTGTTATCTATGTAATGACTGTCAACTCTGGTTTCTTTGAGAGCGTCAAGGGAACTTCCCGAGTGGTGAAGGGTATTCTCAGCGAGGCAGATATCATTTCTGCTCCACTTTCGTCTGTTGCTACTCGTTCAGCCCTTACTCGTGCTGTTGGTGGCAAGGGTCTTCTTTCCAAGTTGGGCCACGCCATTGGTAAGGTAGCCAGTCATATTGCCCCTATGGCAAAGATGGCACTTCCACACTTGAAGCCACACCTTCCAACTGAAATCCAGCAAGGATTGAGCCACTTTGGTCTTGGAGACGGACATCCATCTCCATCTCATACAGGAGGTGAAGGAGATGGTCGCCGACACCGAAAGCATATCTCAAAGCGTCTGCTTTAATTCCATAATATCTTGATAGCAAGATTGTTAGGAGAATATTTATCATATTTCCAACTGCCTTTAATACGAGTTGCTCGTCTTAAATACAGGTGGCGTCTTTCGTATGCTATACCTCTTTCTCGCTGACCTAAATCTTCTAATAGTTTATAAATATGGAAGTCATCGTAGCCCACTCTACCGAAATATACCTTCTTTCCCTCTGGAGTAGTATATACGAGTTTATGGATGCTGTCGTTGGCAAGTTTTACTTTGTATGGGTCATACCCAGAGTGGTAGGCAGATAGTCTAACACTATTCAAATAGGTTCGTGGCGAAATGTCAAGTTGATGTAACTGACTATGGATATTCATTTATTATGACAGCCAGAATAAAAATGGATGTTTACCTATGTAAAAATGTCTAAGGTAATAATAAAGAAAATGTCATTCCTGGAAAACCTACTTACAAAAGTTAAAAATGCCCGTAGCCTTAGCGATGCTTCGATTAAGATATACAAGACTAACCTCATCAAGATGAATGGATACAAAGCAGTTGAAGACCTGGACTTCCTTCGCTACTACACTTATATACAAGGCCTTCTTGACTTATACAAGCCCAATACCCAAAACAGCATACTACAATCTATCGTGCGAGTACTGGAGCAAGTAGATGAACCTGAACTATTAAAGCATTATACTGAACTGTATTATAAAGTCCATACTGAAATCAAACATAAACCAACC